TTCCCATGTTTTCCACCACTCTCTTTTAACAATTGCTCCTTCTTCTGAAGTAGGGTCTTGTTGATACTGAGCCATCCACTTACTGTTGGGTAGCTCTGCTTTCAAAGCTTGTAATTCTTCCATCTTCCAGAACTCAGCCCACAATGGGTTACCAGAAGGCATAATTGCAGGAAGCTCTATAACTTCCCATTGGTCTGCACCGCCACGTTTAATGCTAGCGTCTACTACTTGACCAGTTAAATCTTTATTGTGCCACCTAGTCATTACAACAACGATTGCACCATTAGGTTGTAAACGCTGTCTAGGACCAGATGTGTACCACTCATACGTCCTGTTAAAGACGTTTATGTCTGAACTAGCACCTTCTTGCTCAGAATGGGGGTCATCAATGATTAAAAGGTCTGCACCCTTACCAGTAACCGCACCACCTACACCAATCGCAAAGTAATCTCCGCCTTGGTTTGTGTTCCAACGACCAGCAGCCTTACTGTCTGATTGCAAACTGACATTAGGAAATACATCTTTGTAGTCTTGGCTATTAACTAAGTTCCTAACCTTCCTACCAAAGCCAACCGCCAACTCAGCCGTATGAGCTGTTTGAATAATTTTTTTGTTTGGGTACTTTCCTAAGAACCAAGCAGGCAACAAATAAGAAGCGAACTCACTCTTGGTATGTCTTGGGGGCATGTTTATGATTAAACGCTTTAATTCACCCTTAGCGACTCTTTCAAACGCATCAGCCATTATCTCATGGTGATGACCATGTATAAAAGCTGACCACATCTCCCCAACAAAGGACATAAAGTCCTCATGGCATTTCTCTCTACCTTTAGCTTGCTCTAGTTCTTCTAATAAAACTAAGAGTTCTTGCTTTTGTACAGGAGAGAGATTATTTACTTTACTTAATACTTTCTTATCCATACTTAATATGTAGTAGATACTTAATAAGTAGATACTTCTTAAATTAAAAACCTATTAAGTTAATACCAGTAGGCACTTATTAGGTATGTACTTGTTAATAAGTATGTACTAGGTATATATATCTACAGATTTTAACATATTGCACCCCCTTCACATAAAAAGCAACTCTAAATTTTGTAAAAATAATATGGGGGTAGGGACTCCTATGGCTTCTTAGAAAATAGGGGGGGGTACTTTATAAAAACAAGCTAGCAGAATGCAATATATAGGGGTAGTCTGTAAATATTAGTAATAGTTTGAGCAAAGCACTATGTATATATGATAGTCAGGTAACCGATTCTGTCAGAGGGGTGCGGGGGGGTCTGCGGGAGAGGGAATCCTCAAACAAAAAGGGGGGTCTTCTGATCTGCATGTGCATATGTGCGTGAGTCTCTTCTTATATCTCTGCTCTCACATGCTCCCATGTACGTCATACGAGTGAGGTCTACTGATCCGCTTCCTGTTCACTTAATAGAGCCACGATCTTCGCTTCTATGTCTGCTTCTATGTCGTTGCTGTCTCTTGCTTCCTTTATCTCTATGGTGTCGCTGAATAGGTTCACAGTCTTGCCTAACAACGACAGGGCTGAGATGCGAGCTGAATCAGAGTCTGCTTCCTTACTCTCTTTCATCAGTCTCTCAAGAACGTAGCTCCTTGTTCGTAGGGATGAAGCTACTGAACTCGTCTCTTTCCTATCCATACCCTTCCTAATTGCTAGGGCTATCTTAGGGTGGCTCATCAGGACACTACAATCCACATGAGCGTGCTTTGGTGTTTTCCCTGACTTGGTTAGGGCTACATCATATATCTTCATGTACGCTTCTATATGGCTTCCTAACTTACCCTTTATGATCTCTTCCACAAATGCTCTTTGCTTCATGGTTAGATCAGTCTCTTTCTTCACGATCTTTAGGTCTGGTTTCTCGGTCTTGTCTGTCATGGTTTCTACTCCTGTTATCTGGTTAATATTATCTACCAGTCAGAGGTATTTCGTAATGCTCACAGAGTGCTATCTATTATCGTGTTTACAAAGTGCTTGCCATGATGACCCTGATGTAGTAATTTGAATCCCATAGAAGCAGTCGTGAGACTTCTCTTCCTAGTGAAACATAAAACTGGGGTTCGGTAACGAGGGCAAGAACAGAAAATAACGGGCGTAGGCAGACAGACGATAAGTGACAGGTATTGAAAGTCTATGAGGGATGAACTTCCCCTCCCTGAGAAGGTAGCGTTAGGCTATTGGAGGGATGCTTAGTTAGGTGAACTATAAAACCGATTAAGTATATGAGAATGATCACAGTAAGCTTCGGCTGAATGATCTGAATCTAGGGAACTGTAAAAACTACTGACAGTCCTCCAACTGTCGCTAGATGTGTATCTAGCCTGAATGAAGCGAAAGCAGAAACAGACAATTAATAACTTAATTCGTGGAGGATTAAAAAGATGAGTATAGATATAAATTTACATGATGTGCAAAGTATAGAGGTATCAGAACATGAAGAGCGTCAAATAACTAAAGAAGATATAGGAGACTATTCAGGAATGAAACCTTATAAGTATTTCACAAAGAATCTTACTTTTGTTCAAAAAGACGGATCAGAAACAGTAATAACTTTGTTTGCTGATAGCCTTGAACAATTAGAGATTAAATAAACCTTACCAAATAAGAGAGCGACCCAATAAGTCGCTCTTTTCTGTATCAAGGTGTGTACCTTGGCTGACGATTCCAAAAGGATGAAACAGATAACTAACTTAATTCGTGGAGGATTAAAACAATGGCAAAAGCAACACAAAAAACTTATGAATTACTAACGGAACTTTTCGTTAGTAGAGACATCGAAGTTGAAGGTAAAGATATTTATTTACTTGATTCACTTAGTATTGATCACGATCAATTCAAAAGCTATGTTGAACACAGCAAGAAAAGAGATAAAGAAAGAAGAGCAATGTGGTTAAAGATCATCAAGGATGATGATTCTACTTTAGGAGCATAACCAATATAGAGAGCGACCCAATAAGTCGCTCTCTTCTGTATCTGGAATTAACCAGACTGATGAGCGTCCGAAGGGCATGAAGTTTAGCTTCAGCCTTTGGGTATGCGAAACAGAAACTAATTAATCTTATGGAGGATTAAAGACAATGAATATAGAAGTGATCTATAAGCACAACTACGGAAGTTACTTGTGCTATCCCGTTTGTGATGTGTCTAGAAAATTGACTAAGCTTACAGGTACTAAGACTTTCACTAAATACCACATAGGTATTCTTGAGAGCCTTGGCTATAAAGTGGAAGTGATTCCCTTCATGCCTGAGCAACATCAAATAGCGTAACCAATATAGGGAGCAGTCTAATAAACTGCTTCCTTCTGTATCAGGAATTAACCTGACTGAATGAGCGTCCGCAAGGACATGCGAAACAGAAACTAGACTGGAGGGTCTATATTATGAAAAATAATATAAAAAACGAGGTGTGCAGATGCCTTTAAACTACAATTACGGAAAAGTAAAAGTTAAAACTTGGGAAGCTGACGGCACTTTTGATAAAGACGGAGAACCTTTGGGAAGAAAACCCGAAGTATTGGAAAGTCTGATTTGGATAACGATGTCGGTAGGTATGAATTCTATTACAGAAAAAAACTGGATAGACTTTTATACTCGTATGAAACTATTGGGAGTTGATCGCAATCTTTTAAGAAAAGATAAAGACGGAAATTATACTGTCCCAATAAGTGCGGAAGAAGTTAAAGACCATATTGGGTTAGTGACTAACGCTGATACTTTGACTAAAGCTGAGTTTTTCAAACGTGTTTATAAATCTGTCTATAATGAAACTGAAAGACAATCAGTTTTTGACATGGACAAAACTAAAGGTAAATAAAAGTAAAAGGGCGGTCTAATAAACTGCCCTTTTCTGTATAGGGAATTAACCCTACTGAATGAGCGTCCTGTTATGGGACATGCGAAACAGAAATAACTAACTAATGGAGGTTAGAAAATGGAAATTAAATTTGAAACTCAACGAGCCTTTGAGACTGCGGTCAATAATGCTCTGTGTATAGATGATGATGTTTTTCAGATGATCGGTGTGGAAATTTCAGAACTAGAAAAGAAGATTGTTTCTCTTGAGAAAAAGATTTCTCAATTACAAGCTGAATCTTATGAAGCCTACTGAAGAGTATTTGAGACAATACGAAAGAAATTAAATAGGGATATCCCTAGCCTGTAACAAGGTGTTCTATAGGTGCTTGCATGGTGCGAGCATATAACTAACTAATGGAGGTTAGAAATATGATTGATAAATTTACAATGACGATAGTGTGTCCGTCTACAAAAAAGGACATACATTTAGACTTACGATTTACAGCATACGATTCTCATTCTTGGACAGTTCAAGACAGAAGATTGGCTAGTGGTACTTTTACTAGCCATGAATCTTTAGATGATGCTGTCAAATATGTTTTATCTTTTGAGGCAATAGAATGATTACTTTAGAAACTTTGGAAAAAGATTTAAGAGTAGAACTAAAAACTTATAAATCTAAAAGAGTAATGATTGATGAAGTTATTCCTCATGATCTTGATGAACTCTACGAAATAGTTAAAGAAAACCCTAAAATGTTTTCTTGGCTCATTAGAGACATTAGGAACAAAATTCAATTAGAACTGGAGGAAAAAATAGCCCTGAGATAAACCTACTGATGATTAGCTGAGATGCTATGAAACTAGACTGCTTGCGGTCTAGTATAGGTGCTTGCATGGTGCGAGCATTAATTAACTAGATATAAAAGAATGGAGGTTCAATTATGAAACCTAGTAAAGCATTACAGATAATGAAATCTGTATTAAATGGTGGTAACTCGCCTTTCCTCATTGGAGGAACAGGAGTTGGTAAATCTGCGGTTGTTCAACAACTGGCAGAAGAACTGGCTAATGGTAGAAAGATAGTAACGGATAACACTAACCCAACTGCAAAGCAGTTTGGTTGGATAGACTTCAGACTGTCTCTTTATGAAACTGTTGATTTAGGTGGGTTGCCATATATAGATGATAAAGACCAACAGAAGAGAGCCTTTTTAGGCAATCTTCCTACTGGTGGAGAAGGCATACTTTTCTTTGACGAATACGCTCAAGCGAGCAGTAGCGTTCAAGCTGTAGTAGGTCAGATTATCTATGAGAAAAGAATAGGCGAGTACGTTTTGCCTGAAGGTTGGAAAATAGTTTGTGCGGGAAACCGATCAACGGATAGGGCGGGCAGTAATGTCCTTCCCTCTCATGTTGTAGGGCGTACTTCTTTAATCAACTTTGAGCATGACACAAATGACTGGCTAGCATGGGGCGTTGAAAATGATATTCATCCTGACATATTGGGATATATAAATTTTCAGCCTGATTGGTTGAATGCGTTTGACGCTAAGATCAAGACTCCTCAGCCTAGTCCTAGGTCATGGACGCGGTTAAGCGATACTCTAAAGACTAACCCTCCTATGGAGCATAAACAGGCTATCTGCGAATGTGACATAGGCGAGACTGCTTCTATAGAGTTTATGTCTTTCCTTTCTCTTAAAGATGAAGTTCCTAACCTTGAAGACATTGTTTTGGGTAAGGATGTTGAAGTGCCTGATAGTGGTGGGATTTGTTACGCCACTATTTGTGCATTGGTAACTGTAATCAAAGAAGCACCTGATGCTAAGGTTGGCAGTTATTTCACTAATGGCGTTGAGTTCGTTAAGAAATTCCCTACACCTGAATTTGGGATATTCTTTGTGCGTTCCGTTATTGGCTCTAGACCTGACTTAAAAGAGTCTTCTACTTATGGACAATTCAAAGTAGAAAATTCTGATTTAGAAGTCTAGAAAAAAAGGAGTAGAAATATTATTTACCAGTAAATATTTTTCTACTCCTACTGTTGCAAGATGTGTATCTTGCCTGATGACCCGAAAGGGAGTCTTGTTCATTTACAAGACTGACTCAAAAGAGTCGAAACAGTTAATTTTATCTAACAAGAATGGAGGTTCATTATGGATAAAACAAAAAATACTCTTGCTGAAACAGCAACGCTTGTTCGGGTTACACTCGGACATCCTAGCGGTATAAAATCAGACAAGAGATTAAAGAACGGATTGGCAAGGGATAATAATTCTAATGCTGATCTTTTGAATGTTTCTAAACATATATTTGGTAAAAATATAAACAAAGATTTTCGTAAGATTATCAATGGTTTTAGAAACGATTTTTACTATCCTTTAACTTTGCCTTGGGCTGACTCAATTAATGAACAAGGCGTTCAAGCTAGTGGTGGGTGGCGTTTATGCCCCAATACTAACCTTGAAGCGTTACAAGATCGTATTATTGAAGCGAAAGCTGATTGGGATAAAGAAGTAAATTATTTCTTTAAACAATTAGATAACTACAGGGCATTGGCTGAGTCTAAACTTGGCGATGCTTTTTTAGATAGCGATTTTCCTACAACGGAGTATGAAATCAGCTTGCTAAGAAGTAAGTTTATCTTTGACAGTCAATTCAATAATGTTCCTAACAGAACAAGTACAAATGATATTCGTATCAATGTATCTGAGACTCTTAGGAAGAGGATAGAAAATGATGTGCAAAACAGAGTAAGTGAGAATGTTAAAAACATTTTAATCTTAACTGTTGATTCGCTTGTAGGACAAGTAGACCACATAGCTGAGAAGCTAAAAGTTTACGACCCTGAAAACAAGCAGAAGGGTTTTTTCAACAATAGCAGTATCGAGAAATTGAGACAGCTAATAGAGACATTACCCAACACAAATTCAGACATCTTAGGCAACGACCCTAAAGTGTCTGAAGCACACCAAAAACTTGTAGTCGCTATGGCTCAAATAAATTCTGTTGATTCTCTTAGGGATGATACGGATATAGGCGAGTCTAAGCGTAAAAAAGTAGCGGATGATTTATCTGAAGCGGTTAGTGGTCTTAAAGGAGGTTTTCTTGGGAAAGCCTTTGGAGGGAATAAAAATGATTGAGATAAAAATCAAAATTTATACTCCCTATATGGAAACTTTGCTTGTCGAAGTTTTAAGAAATAATCTAGAATCAGGCTCTATTTCTGAGTTAGATTTTGATTACAAAAGAGAGGTAACCAAAAATGACTAACACTTTAGATTGGATTATCAAAGCAAGGTCTGGATTAATGAAAGGACATGTAGGTATGGCTTCCATGCTTTTACATCTTGATTTAAAAGAGGTCGATGCTTCAGAGTGTAGCACCATGGCAACTGACGGAAAAAATATTTATTTTTGCCCTGAATTTTGCGATAGTCTCACTTTGGCTGAATTGCAAGGCGTGTTAATTCACGAAGCACTTCACGTTGTCTATGAACATCCTTTAAGGCGTGGGAAAAGACATCCTAAAGTTTGGAATATAGCTTGTGATTATGCTATCAATAACTACCTGAAATATGATTTGTATTTACAACTTCCTATGGGCGGTGTTTGGGATAGAAAATATCACAAGTGGACGGCTGAACAGGTTTATCGTGATTTGATAAATGATGATGATGCCTTGCAAGATGCTATTGACAATATCGAACAGGACAATCAAAACCATAACCCTGAAGAATCTGATAATGACGATTCAGAGGGCGAAGGTTCTGGAAGTTCTGAGGGAGAAGAATCAGATGATGAAAGTTCTGTGACTGGTCAAGGAAATATTCCTAAAAGTTTACATGGCAAGATTGATCTTGATTCTATTCCTGATTCGATTGGGGAAGTATGGGATGCAACAGAAGAAAATGGAGAGCCTTTGAGTGAAGCAAAAATGCAAGAACTTTCAGGCGAGATTCAGAGAGCAGTTTCTTTAGCTGATAAGGTTGAGATTGCTATGTCTGAAAGTGGTACTTCTTCTATGCGTGGAAAGATAGAACAGTTAAAAGAAGTTTATGTTGATTGGAAAGAATACTTAAATGAATTCTTAGCCACTTCTTATTCTGATGAAAACTGTTGGTCTAGACCAAACAGAAGACATTCCCATAGGGGCGTTTATTTGCCTAGTAGATCACAAGACCCACAAGGAGGGGAGATCGCCTTAGCAATAGATACTTCTGGTTCGGTATCACAATTTGAACTTAATGTTTATGCAACTGAAATTCAGGCAATGGCTGAATCATGCGGTATAGATACAATTAGAGTTTGCTATTGTGATACTTTTGTTAGGAAAAACAGCGAAGGGGAATGGTGGGATGTCTATAACCTATCCGAAGGCGATGAACTAAATTTAGTTGCTCGCGGAGGAGGAGGAACAGACTTTAACCCTCCCTTTAACTTATTCAATGACTATTCTGATGAATTAGAGAATGTGCAAGCATTTATCTATTTTACGGATGGTTGGGGAGAAGTTAAAGCTGAAGTAGAGCCTGACGTACCAGTTATATGGTGCATAACAGAAAACAGCAGTTACGCTGACAGAATACCTTTTGGAGAAAAGGTTTTTGTTAATACTGCTGAATTCTACTAGACCCTTAGTGATTAGAGAGTGAGAGTCGTTTCTTGCTCTCTAGTTCACTTTTTTACTGTAATGGGATGTGAATCCTGTCTGATGATTGCAAAAGCATGAAACAGTTTTATTAACTAACTCGCCTTGGAGGGCGAAAAATATGGAAAAAATAAATAAAATAAAAAGCGGAGACGTTTTTGAAATCTATGGTGGTGCTAATAATCTTGGAAGAGGAAGACAGTTACTACTTGTTAATTACATATCTGGTAGTGGTACTGTCTGGTGTCAAAAATTTTCTATGAAAGGAAAACTTTTAGCAAAGAAATTTAAACTTAATCAGGATGATGTCATTAAACCAAGACCTGATTTAGAAATAGCAATAGGAGGTGTTTAAATGAGTAGAGAAATTTTAGAAGAGTCTGTTAAGGCTCTAATTGAGATTAACAACAATATTTATACAAAAATTTGTGGCATAAATTCAGATGCAATTACAGATGATTTATGGAAATTGTGTGAATTTTATAATACTCAAATATTCGTGGTGGAGCGTTGGTTGGATGAACTTTATCCTGAAAGGCTTGAAGCTAAGGAAAGAGTAAGACCTAAAAGACTTATCTTTCAAATTATACCAAATGGCAATGGTTCTAGTTCGTTAGAAGAGGATAAGGGGGTGTCTAATGGATAAATTTGTAATTACGATACATCCTTGCGAGGTATGTGAAAATCCACATGTTGAATACGTTAATGGGGAAGCTTGTGTTTGTGAAGTTTGCCATGAAG